GCTGCCATAGCGGGGATAGGTGGTGTCCGCTGCCAGGGTTGAATTGACGGCGGTAAAACCGATTGTGTGCGATGGCACCGGGTTGTGGACGAGGTTCGTCCGCTCCGCTGGCTGGATGATATAAACTTCCCAATTTGTAAGCGTGCTTGTCATACTCCGTATGCCTCCATCATCGCCAGCCGTTGGGCGATTTCGCTTGCGCTGCCGTAGTTGCCGTAGAAGTTCACGGTCATGTTGCGGGTGGTGTTGCCACCGCCCCTGCCGTCAAGCGGTGTGAATGTGGCGCGCTCTGCGCCTGCTTCACCCGCCAAAAACAAAGTGGGCTTGCGCACGATCCAGTCGCCGCCTTCCGCCTGGGGGATGGGTACATTCTTTCCGTGTTTCAGTACATCCTGCAAACCCGAAAAGCCTGAAACGTTGAGGCGGAAGTCAGATTCAAACGTCTTGCCGTTTAAGTAGTCGAGGATTCTTTCAAGTTCTTCAGCTTCCAGCCTGCCGTCTGCTAATGACAGGGTAAGCATTCCCATCGCCTCGTCCAGTAGTTCGGCTTTTTCTTTGCTTCCGCCGATGGCTTCGTTCATCTTTTCAATGGCATAGTAAGTGTCCAGCGTGGCGTCATCTATTAGCCCCATCGCCCCGGCAAAATCGGAAAGTGTCTTGTATTCGATTTCGTCAATCGTGCCATCCGCCATTGCTTTGGTGTATTGCATGTCATAAACGATGGATGCCATCGCTTTTCGGTGTTCCAGGGATGCGTTTGTTGCCCGCTCACCGAGTTCTGATAGGCGGTCTTTGTAGTCTTGAAGTTCCTGCTTTTGTTCGGAGGTCAGCCATCGTTTGCCTTCCAACTCTCCGATTTTCGTTTTGAGGTCGTCTGTTTCTTCGGTGATGTCCGCCATCGTGTTGTAATAATCGCGGTACTCTTTGCCTACCGCGCCCGCCATGACAGTTTTCAGTTTGTCCATACTGACAGATGATTCTTCATTGGCGTCTGCGAGTGCTTGCGCCTCCAGCGTGGCTTTTTCGGCAATTGGAACCATCGTGTGAAGTACATCACTCCACTCCCAGGTTGCTTCGGTTGTTCCTTTGTAGCCGTATCGGATACGCTGTATCAATTGCCAGAGGCTTAATAACTTGGTCTGACCTGTGACAATTTCAATATTTGTCGCCACTAGTTTGGCAAGCCATCCGCCCATCTTGATTTTTGCGCCCTGGATAGCATCACCCAGATCGTCCATTGCCTTCATGTACCGCTGATTGGCTTCTATTGCCTCATCGGTGATGATCAGGCTGTCATCCACCGCCTCGCCCATTTCCCGGATTTTGTCGCCGCCCTGTTCCATCAGCTTTGCCATCTCCAGCCCGGAACGTCCAAACTTTTCTACCAGGAACTGTGACCGTTTCAGCCCTGGGGCAAGGGCAAGGTATTGGTCGGACAGGCTGGCGATGCTATCCACGCTGGGGTCAATGCCTTTGCGCACCGCGCCTGCCATCGCCTGTTCCAGCGAGGCGGTTGATATTTGGAGATCATCTGATACCTGGATGAGCCGGGACACTTCCTCAGCACTCGATCCAGTCACCCGCGCCATGTCCTCAACGGTTTTGGCGTAGGTGGTAAATTCTCCGACTGTTTCCTTGACCACCGCAGATACAACCTGGAAGGCTTGCTTTGCCAGTCCAACGGCTGATGCCAGTTCGGTGAAGCGCAGGCTGGCTGACTTTCCAACAGAGTCCATCCCGCCTTTGAGGGTGTCGGCGGATGCCTTTGTCTTTTTTAGTTCACTTTGCGCAGTCCCAAGCCCTTTTTGCAGCTTGCTGGTGTCCGCGCCGATTTCTGCATATAAACTTGCTACCTTTTCAGCCATGTTTCATCCTCGCTGTGCGTGATGCCCGGATTCTCCCGTCTTCAATGCGGAAGAAGTCGTACATGCGCGCCATTGGCAGGTTTTCGATATATTCCAGCGTCCAGCCAAACCGCTCTGCAAGTGTCCAGATGACCAGCTCCCAGGGCGGCGGTGCATCATGCACGATGGCACAATACACCGCCCGGCTTAAGAAGGGTCAGCGTCCAGCGGCTGCTTGGCGTCTGCCAGCATGGCGGTGATAATCCGCCGGTAGTCGGGCTGTGACAGGTCTAACAGTTCATCCACCGCCAGACCTGCCACTTTCGCCAGGGTGCTATCTTCGTCATCCTGCTTTTGTTCCGGGTTGAATAATGCCCGGTACTCCCTGACGCTGATGCGCCCGATATCCACCGTGATCTCTCGTCCATTACTCAATTTCACGGTCTGCATGGGTTAGCTCCGTGCGCCGTTTTGCGTCCAGGTGACGCTGATTTCCACCGCGTCGTTGTAGGGAATGTTCCAGCGTACGCCCTGGCTGATTGCCGGGATGGTGATGCTGGGTTTGCCTGCCGCAGTGCCTTCTGGGTAAATTTTCAGCGTGCCGCTGGTGCCTTCCGCCAATGCCGTGAACATGGCGGTGCCGTCCGCCTGCATCAATGCACTGAACGAGGCTTGCCCGCCCTTGACGCCGGTGATGTATTCCTCGTTGGCGTCACTGCCGGCGGTGGTGTTAATCATGGCAACGGACGGCTCATAATTGCACTGGCGATAATCGCCATTCAATGCAACGGTGCCGCCGCTGTAAATCCATGACAGGGATAATGCACTTCCTGAATAAGCTGCCATTTCTGTTTCTCCTTACGTAAGGTCTAAACGGATACGATAGTCAGCCCCCACCCCAAAGATGGGATCGGCGTTGGGTGGAATTTCCACCAGGCTGTACTCGGTTTCACGGGCGCACCACCATACGGTGTACCCGGTAACAGATAGGGAATAACGGTGAAGCAGGGTGGATACCAGGGCATCAATGCTGCCCGCTTCGGATTGGTTGTCAGACCAGCTCATGATCTGAACAATCTGCGTTCTGTTGTCGCTGGGGGTGATGTTGTCGGGTCCGCCGGTGACGTGCGAGAATACCACGCGGGGATAGCCGGCAGTATCCGGGGCAACGGTGCGGTAGATTGCTGTACCGCCCAGGGCTGCGATCAGTGCCGTTCCCCCCGTCAGGCGGGAATAAATCGCTGATCCCAATGCGTTATACACGCTCATTTTAAAGCCTCCTCCCACATGCTTTTTAATTTCTTTGCAACGGCTTCCACCGCCGGGCGCATGAAGGGCTTGTACTTCCACACCCGCCCGCTGCCGGACGGTCCCAACTCTTGATAAATTCCGTAGGTCACGCCGTCCGAGACGTGGTACACGCCGTCCTCTATCTTTTCGGTGTTGATGGACGCCCGCAGGTTGCCGGTGTCTACTGGGGCGTTTATCTTTGCCTGTGATTCCACTTCAAATGCCACATTCTTCAGCACCTGGTCGCGGGTTTGCCCCAGTTTGTCGGCAATCTCATCCAGTTTCCTGGTGTCAAGGCGGATCACCATTTCAGGCATTGACTTCCTCCAGGTATACCCGCAGGACGCAGTTTAGCGACTTCGCGCTGTCAACCGCTTTGACGGCGTAGGTGGTGGATGCCACTTTCACCCGGTTGGTGACGGTCACACTCGTGTCATGGGGCAGGGATAATACCCAGCCCTGCCAGGGTTCAATCCCACCGCCGGATGATTTTTCATACCCGGTGCCGGTTCTGTCCAGCCGGCATTTCACGGTGGACGCTGTACCCCAGGTGGTCGTAAATCCGCCCATGCCGTCCGATGCCAGCGTTCCCGATAGGATGTAAGCAGTTCCCGGCATGGTCAGCCGTTCCAGTTCATCCCGGATGGCATTCAGTTCATTATCGGGTAACATTGTCCCCCCTCTCCAATTGGATGACGCCTGCCCCGCCCTGCGTTTCGTATTGCGCCGCCATTGTCTGGCAGTGCTGCACAAGCTGACTGCGTTTCAGGCTGTGGTTGTCGGTGGAGATGTCATACATCCCGGCATAGTGCGCCGCCTTCTTGCGCCATACCATCGCCGCTGCCGCCGGAAGGTTGTACACCGAACCGGTGATGTAGCGTGCGCTGCCTGCCTGGTCTGCGGTGAAGGTTGCCGCCCCGGTGATGGCATCAAAGGTGTACCCGCTGCTGGATACCGTGCCATAGGTGCTGTCCTGGATGGTTGGACTGTTCTCCCAATCCGCCAGCCCGGTCAGGTACTCGGTATAAAGCACCGTCCCCACGCCATAACTAGGGATGGCTTGCATGGGTTCCAGCCGCACTTTTGCCCGGTTTGCGTCCAGGATGTCCTGCAAGTGCTTGTCAGACCAGTAATATGCACCCGCCACCTGGTTGTTCCTCAAAGTGTGGTTCAGCCAGGCGTTTTCTAGTGCATCGCTAATGATTCCAGTTGTCATAGTTGCTCCTTACACAAAATCGTCATGACCGCCGCGCGGCTCCATGATTTTATTGAGGGTCAAATTCGGGATATGCCCTCTGCACATCACCCGGCACTGGTTGTCCACTTTCCAGGCGCGGATGCGGTCTACAATGTCGGCGAATGATTCCAGTTTCAGGTCACCCCATGCCGAGTCTTTGTACCCGCGTCGGTTGCAGCACACCCACACCCGTCCATCGGGTGTGATGACGGTCTGCAATTGCGACCAGTAGCAGGTGCGGTAGGGATGCCCGCCCCAATTTCGATACATTTCAAAACGGCTGGTGTCCACCTGGACGCCGCGCCGGTCTTTGATGCCATCCAGCCACTGTATGCAGGGCTTCAGCCAGGTGTTGTCGTGAATTGCCCTGTCCGGGTGCGCCGGGTCATATTCGACTTCGGGTCGAAACTGGACATAATCCACGCCCAGGTCTTCCGCCAGGTGAATCATGTCCCAGCCGTCCCCCCAGTTCGCCCGCGATAGGAGGAATCCCACGCCAATCGTTGCCCCGCCCGGTGACTTGACCAGGTTGCGGATGCCAGTACAGGCGGCGTTGAATTTGTCCGCCGCCTTGTATTTCATGTACCCTGCCCGATCATGCCGGTCAAGGGACACATACACCCATTCCATGTGAATTTTTAGCAGGCTTGCCAGTTCGGGGGTGATCAACGTGCCGTTGGTGTACATGCCCTGGGGAATGAGGGTATAACGGATAATTTCAGCCATGTCCGGGTGCAAGGTTGGCTCCCCGCCGCCCGTCCAGGTGATGGAGCGCACACCCACCGCTGCCAATTGTCTGACAATCGAGATCGCCAGTTCGGTGTCCATGATGTCCCCGGTTTCGTGGGTGCGTCTTTTGGCGTGTACCCCCCGGCTGTGCAGGTACGCCATGTGGCAGCCCTGGCAGCCCAGGTTGCAGCGGTTTGTCAGATCAATTTCCACGTTGATGG